GAGTAATCCTCACCGCTGCGACGAGCAGGTCAGAGACCTTGCTGTAGCAGAATGGTCCTTAGTTGGACTGTGATGCGTATTCTAAGCGCCGCTTGGGATGGACAGTAAGGTTGAGACCCCCATGGCAGTTAAGATAAACTGTTGCGGAATTCGGTCTCTCCCTTGGGGAGAATGAGGAGTGATCCTCATTAGAATGGTAACTATAGGCCTTGCCCGGGTCTATAGGGAGACCGAGAGTAGGAGTAGTAGTGATACTGCTCTGAACCAAGACTGGCACTCTTAGGAGGCAATCTTACTCGTTGGATCCCGGCTGATAGCTGGGAGCAATGAGGAGCTGGCTATGCCAGTTCGATGCCTGAGTAATCAGGGTCTAGGTCAGAACAAGGGTATCCTCCCTTGGGCCGGTCATCTCAGTGATGAAAACCCGTAACATCGGATCTTTATCTTAATTGGGGTCCCCAATCGGTGATAGAGCCTCGCACGAGTTTCCTATAGAAATATAGGAGGAATCCTGGCGTTTGCTAGGAGAAATCTCAGGAGCGATCCTGAGGGGGCTTGTGTATGCTTGACATCGGGTTGGGTAACCCTACGTGGTTACACCACCACTAGCGTGCTAACGCGACCTTCTGCCGTCCTCCCCCTGGGGAGAGGCGGGAACAGAAGGGTTAATGGTCCTGAAAAGGAACTTCTAAATAAAATTAGAAATATGCGAAACATAAGAACCCTATACGGGCGCTTAGTTCCACATACATTAACCTGGTCCTTCTGTGTAAAAGCAGAAGTAAAACTAGTGGGACTGCTCTTGCGAGTGGTCCCATTAGTCTTTGGGCAATTAAGCAGTAGTTTGGTGAAGGTAACGTACGGATATGCCAAGAACGTAAGACGTATCTACAAGTCCTCAGGTCCCCGCGGGTTGGCGATATATCTGAAAACAGCATATCTCCTGCTGCAGCATGCAGCGGGAGGTATGTCAGATGCCTCCCCTTGGGCCTTAGGTGCGAATGTAGCTCGAACTCGCAGGGGGATCCCCCGTATTATTAACCCTCAACATCGTCGCCTGATTTCTCAGGGCGATGTTCGAGTCATTGGTTTTTGGCTGTCTCTCTTTGGACTTTATCGAGTGATAGAGTTCAAAGGAGCGCTGAAACTAACGACTATAACGGACCCGGGAGTGTCACTCCTAGAGTTCCGTCAAGGTTGGGTACGGTGGATTCCCGAATTCTATTCTCGCCTCCGGCGTCATACCGGAGATAAGATAGAGTTGCAAGTCGATAAAGACCTAACTCCCTGGTTCTTCCCATTAATACGGAAAGCCTCTCCTAATTCGGGAGGCTTCGCGGCAGTGATGTCGCTTCCGTGGGATCTGGCCCTATACGGGTCAGATCGTCAGGTTCGGACAGCGATTTGTCGCTGGCTGGATCTGACTGATGGGTTGGACTTGCTTTGGGGACTAAAACCTATTTGGGAGTACCTTGAACGCCGAGCTTTCGCTTGGTGGACAACGCACCTAAATGAGTTTTGTTCCTCAAAGGGGAAAGGGCTTCGTTCCACCCCATTGGGCTGCCGATACAGGGGAAATCCCTGTGTTTGGCTAGAGGTCGGGACTAGACCAAAAGGAGTGAAGGAATTCGCTCTTGGTCTCTACCTCGAAAGCTTTTGGGCTAAGTACAAGTCCTTTGGAGCGCTGGGCTTTAAAGAGGAGCCTGGGAAGATTAGAGTCTTCGCCATGGTGCCTCTCTTCCTCCAGACTCTTATGGAACCCCTTCATAAGTGGATATTCTCGAAGTTGAGACTGATCTCAACGGACGGAACTTTCAACCAGGTTGCTCCGGTGGAGCGACTGCTTGAGAGGATCGGAGACGCTGACTTCGTCGCGTCATACGATCTATCTGCGGCAACAGATCGGCTGCCACTGCAGTTGCAAGTGGACCTTCTGGTGCCGTTGCTGGGGGCAGAGATGAGCTCCCTGTGGGCGTTTCTGTTGGTCGGAAGACCATACAGGCTCCCTAGAATAGCCAAAAGCTATAACCTAGGGATCGATCGCGTATCCTACGCGGTCGGACAACCTATGGGAGCATTGTCTTCGTGGGCTATGCTCGCGTTGACACACCATGCCCTTGTACAATATGCAGCTTCGAATGCGTATCCGAAACGAACTAGTTGGTTCGTTCGGTATGCAGTCCTCGGTGACGATGTGGTCATTGCTGACCGTCTCGTAGCTGCGGAATACTTACGGGTCATGAAGAGCATAGGTGTAGGGATCAGTCTCGCCAAGAGTCTGATTTCATGCACTAGCTCTTTAGAGTTTGCGAAGCGAACTTGGATCCGTAAGCGGGAAGTCACACCAGTATCACTGGCAGAAATGTTAGTGAGCTTACGAAATGTAGGCGCTCTTGAGCAACTGGTGTTGAAGTTAAAGCGGTTCGGAGAAATCCGCATCGCGGCCGTAGCACGTTTTGCAGGTTTCGGGTTCCGAAACTTAGCTCGATTACCAGTCGGGTTAGGTCTAGGGAATCGTCTATCAGGCCTAATCGCCTATCTCTGCCGCCCGGGCGGAGTCTTCTCAATGCCTCTTGAGGCTTGGTTGATTTCGACGGCACCGGGTGGAAAGGAGGGTGCTCTGCTTGACCTCAACGCTTGGAAAGTTTCCGAGCGCTTGTGGGGGCAGATCATCCGAACCCTTCTGAGACAATTGGTATCTTTCGATAAACTTCAGTACTCAATCGCCACTCTGCGCTTTACAGATGTGACTTTCAAATCGAAGCCGAAAGGCGGAGATAGGAAAGGATCAAAAGATCGCCGTAGGGGGAAAGATGAGGAAACCTCAGGCCGGAAGAAATTCTGGTCTGAAGGAGCTGATGAATTCTTCGGCATCACCGAGCAATCGGTAATGTGGAACGAATTCTTCAGTGAATGGATTATTCGGAAGTTTTCCGAAACTCTCAGAGCGCGGTTCGAGAAAATCGATGACGTCCTGCGAGTCCTGGATCCGAACATCCTTCCAGATTGGAGGATGCTAGAGGACGTTTGGAAGCAAGTGTTCGAAGCGGAGGAAGGAGTAAACTCCCTACCCTCTTCTTTCGAGATAGCTCTTCGTGAAAACGAGGAGTTACCGACTTCTACGAGGTTAATTACCTTGTGGCGGGCACTTCGCCAAAAAGCTACTCGAGAGCGTGCTCCATCTGTTACCCTAACTACTGACTTACGCTTAAGGCCTGAGGCCCGAAGGCGTCGTCGAGGAGGCTAGTCAAGCTGAATCGGCGGAAACACCTAAAGTTTGCTACTCTGGTTCACATAGTGAGTCCAGAGAGCCCAAAATAGATGTGCGCATCTAAGCGCTATCCGGCCTGAAAGCGTGGAGATAGCAATATTTCCACGGGGGCAGTGTCCGGAGTCCCAGGCTTG